TACAAAAACGGTAGACGCGCGTTATCGCAGGTCAGGCACGGTGACCGCCCTAATACATAGGGCACAATGACCTCGACTGGCGCACGCAAAATCCCGCACCGGGGAGGCATTCACCAATGAGCCACACACGGCGATCATGGAATACCGCCACCCCCGAAGTGATTGCCGAACGCGGACGCGCCACACGCCCCGCACTCCCCACACCCGACGGCGAACAGACCTGGTACCGCATCCGCAACGCCCTCGACGAAGGCGGCACCCCCTACGCGTCCATCTCCGTGTACGGGGACATCGGCTCATGGGGAATCACGGCCGCGTCCTTCATGGAGGAGCTGAAGGCCGTCGACGCACCAGAGATCAGGCTTTCGATCTCCAGCCCTGGTGGAGACCTCTTCGACGGGCTGGCGATCCACAATGCCCTTCGCTCCCACCGGGCGAAGGTCGTGGTGCAAGTCGACGCGCTCGCCGCGTCCATCGCCTCTGTGATCGCCATGGCCGGAGACCGGATCATCGCTGCCCCTCACAGCCAATTCATGATCCACAACGCGGCCGGAGTAGCCGCAGGCGAAGCCACCGAACTCCGCGAGTACGCCGACTTCCTGGACAAGCAGTCCGAGAACATCGCCGGGGTATACGCAGAACGCGCAGGCGGCACCGTCAAGCACTGGCTCCGCCTCATGGCAGCAGAGACCTGGTTCTTCGCCGACGAAGCCGTAGAAGCCGGGCTCGCGGACGAAGTCGGCAAGCCGATGCGGCGCGACGACGAAGAGATGATGCCCGACGACCGGGCGATGGCCGCCGCGTGGGACCTGTCCGTGTACAACTACGCGCACACCAGCCGCGAGACCGCACCCGCACCCGAGACCGCCCCCGCGACCGTCGAACCCCCACCCGCGCCCGCGCCTGCTGCGGCCCCCGTGTTCGACCCGTCCGCGTTCCGTGCCGCCGCGACGGCAGCGCTCGACCCGATGCCCGGCTACCAGCCCGAGCACCTCCGCTCCCTCATGGCCGGGGTCGCCGGCGACGCACCCGCCGCACCAGCGCCAGTACGCCAGGCCGCACCGTACGTGCCGCCGCCCGCAGACACCATGCCCGACACCGACCCGCAAACCATCGCAGTCGGCTACTTCCGCTCCCTGTTCGCCGGGATCGCCAACGATGCTCCGGCCGCCCCACAGCCGCAACGCCCCACCCCAGCCATACACGCCCCGGCCGCGGCCGCCGTGCCCGAACCCCCGCCGCCCGCCGGACAAGTGGCCGTCGACTACCTGCGCGCCGTCATGACCGGCATCGCCAACGACGCCCCCGCCCCACCCCAGACTCCCGCGCCCGAGCCCACCGCGCCGGAGCCGATCCAAGTCATCGACCAATCAGCAGTACGACGTGCCCTTTGGGAGGCAGAACTGTGAACACCACAATCGCCCGGGGGCGCGCAGACACCGTGTCCGGCATGCGCCACCGCATGATCCTGCGCGCAGGATTCGACCCGCGCCAGATCGGCAAGGCGTACAACCGGATCGCTGAACCGCCGGCCCCGGCGGGTGGGGTGGACCCGGAGCGTCTCACCATCCCCACCAACCAGGCGGCGCTGGAGGAGATGCTGTCCGACTCGGCGAAGATGCAGCGCGTCTTCGCGCAGCCGGAGGCGTTCGGTGAGTTCATCACCAACTACGCCCGCAACACCCACGCCCGCGACCTGTCCATTGCGACGCAGGTCAAGGAGCAGACGGAGCAGATCCTCGCGAACTGGCTGCGGGAGAACCAGCCCGACGGTGTGGACCGCATCGACCTGACCCCGCAGGCCGTCGCGAAGACCGGCAACGCCCGCAACCATCTGCACAACCCGCGGGCGATGGGTGCGGTCCTGGACCGCGAGTTCAAGAACTCGGCGGAGTACTTCCAGACGATCTGGCACAACGCGAACCGCACGGCGGACATGCAGGCGAAGCTGACCCGCGTCCGCAACGCCTTCTCCTCGACGGTGCCGTCGGAGGGCGGATTCCTCATCCCCGAGGTGCTCCGCTCCGAGCTGCTCGCGGTGGCGCTGGAACAGTCCGTCGTCCGCCAGCGGGCCCGCATCATCCCGATGGAGACGCTGCGGGTGCCGTTCCCCGCGATCGACGCCACGTCCAACGTGTCGTCGGTGTATGGCGGTGTGGTCGGCTACTGGACGGAGGAAGGCGCCGCGCTCACCGCGTCGCAGGCGGCGTTCTCTCGGATCGTGCTGGACGCGAAGAAGCTGACCGCGTACACGGAGGTCCCCAACGAGCTCATCTCCGACTCGGCGATCTCGTTCCAGGCGTTCCTCGACCAGATCTTCCCCGAGGCCCTCAACTTTTACGAGGACATCGCGTTCCTCAAGGGCTCCGGTGTCGGCGAACCGCTGGGTGCTCTCGCTGCGGGCAACACCGCGATCGTCTCCGTCGCCAAGGAGTCCGGGCAGGCTGCGGACACCATCGTGTGGGAGAACATCGTCAAGATGTACGCCCGTATGCTCCCCGGGTCGCTGGACCGGGCGGTGTGGATCGTCTCCCCGGACGTGTTCCCGGAGCTGGCCACGATGGCCCTCAGTGTGGGTACTGGTGGTTCGGCGATCTGGCTGAACAACGGTGTGGGCGGGCCGCCGATGACGATCCTGGGACGTCCGGTCATCGTCTCGGAGAAGGCGCCCGGCACCCTCGGCGATCTCGGTGACATCAGCTTTGTCGACTTCGGGTTCTACCTGATCGGTGACCGGCAGGTCATGTCCGCCATGTCGTCGCCGCACTTCAAGTTCCAGAACGACCAGACCGCGTACCGGATCATCCAGCGCGTCGACGGCCGTCCGTGGCTCCAGTCCGCGATCACGCCACAGAACAACAGCGACTCCTTGAGCCCGTTCGTGCAATTGGCAGCGCGCGCCTGACCCCCGCCAGCCCGGGGCGGGCAGTAACGCCCCCGCCCCGGGCCTAATCCACAGAGGCAATCAAACCCCCCTTGGAGGGCAGCACCATGATGGGACTCGGAAGGGTCTTCAACGTCGTCCCGACGGCGTCGACCATCACCATTCCCCTGACCCGCGCGTCTGCGGTCAGCTTCGTCTGCGTGGATGCCGGGTCCGGCGACCAGGTCGCGACGATCACTCAGGTCGACTCCACCGCGGTACTCAGCGAGATCGCCCTGGACTGCGACATTCACCCGCACGTCGGCCCTGACGTCGGCGGGACGTGGACTGCGGCAGCCGAGCAGGACGACACGTTCGACATGAACGTCGACTCCGGGCCCGGTAGCGCAACGCTCGACACGCTTGTGTTCACCATCGGCGGTGACCAGCTCGCTGACGGATACGACGGCGTGCAGGTGAGCGTGGATGCCGGTACGTGCGTGGCGATCATCCATGACCTGACGGTGCAGCGTGCACCGGCGAATCTCGCGTCCAGCATCGTCGCCTGAGAAGGAGGGCTTTCGGCTATGAGCACGATCATTCAGGGCGACGAACTGCGCACACTGAACCTGGGGCGTGGTGTCGCATCGAAGGCGATTCCGACTCTGTCCGGGACGACGTTCCAACTGTTCACCGTGGCGGGCGGCGAGGTACTGATCACTGCCCTGTGGGGTGTGGTCACCACCAGCATCACCACCAACGGCGGGACGCTGAACCTTCAGACCGACCCGACCGCCGGTGACACGGTCGTGGTGGTCACGGCTACCGACCTGGGCACCACTGACTCGGTGGCGGGGACGACGGTCGGGGTGGACGGGTTCATCGCGGACCCTGTGACCTCGGGCGCCACCTTCACGAGGGTGTTCGTCAAGGGCGCACCTGCCCTGACCAATCTCGTCGTCACCACAGGTGAGGTGGAGGCGCTGGGCGCGTCGTCGATCAACGGTGGCATCACGTTCTACTGCACGTGGCTGCCGCTCACCGATGGCGCGACGCTGGTGGCGGCTGCCTGATGGCCGGGTCGGTGGCGCTGACGTCGTCCAAGGCGGGGGCCGGTGTGCGCAAGTACAGCCTCGACTGGCTTTCGGACGCGTCCGGTGCCGTGTCCGGGAATTCGGTCACGCTCCCGCCGGGGACGATCATCGCCGTCACCTTCACCCCGGACTCCGGTGGCACGCAGCCGACCGACCTATACGACGTGACGATGACCTGCGACGTCCATGGGGTCAACATCCTGGACAACGGTGCGGGCACGAGCATCGGGGCGGACCTGTCCAACACGACGGGCACGCACAAGGTGCCGTTCATCCAGGGCGCCACGGAGACGTTCGTGAGGCAGTGGGCTCACGGGGGCGGCTACACCCTCGTGGTGGCCGCCGCCGGTAACGCCAAGGGCGGCATCGTGGACGTCTACATCGCTCCGGGGGTGCTCTGACATGGCGTTGTGGGTGTGCGCGGGCGACAACGGTTGCGGGACGAAGTACGCGGTGGGCCTGTTCCGGTGCCCTCGCTGCCACAACACCGAGTTTCACGAGGACGGAGACCCCATGGCGAAGATCACCAGGCATGGCGGGGCGTCCGACAAGACGCTGCCCGCACCAACACAGGACGCCGCTGCCGCCGAGACCGAACCCACGCCCGAGGCGGCAGCGGACCAGACCGAGACCGCGTCGCCTGCGGACGTCATGTTCGAAGCGGGTGCCGAGACCACCGAAGGGCTGACGGACGGCCTGGACGTCACGCCGTGGCTCAAGACGGAGGAAGAGGGAGGCGAGGAGTCATCGCCTGGGAGCAGCTCATCAGCATCTACCGAGAAGCCGCCGACTCCGCCCGAGCCGAGCAGCAAGCCGACCCGCAAGCCTGCCCGCAGGACGGCGAGCCGTACCGCACCGGCCCGGACGGACAGCTCTTCTGCCCCTTCGACGGTTACCGGCCAGACGGCTCCTACGTCGGCTGCTGACGACAGCGGGGAGGCGTAGCCCGTGAAGCCCAGCGTGGGACGGATCGTCCACTACGTCAGCTACGGCACCCCTGGCGGCGAGTACACCTCGCAGTGCCGGGCCGCGATCGTCGCCGGGGTGCCGGAGGTTGAGATGCCCGTGATCACCCCCGAGGGTCCGGCCACGCAGTTGGACTTGGCCGTGCTGAATCCGACGGGCATGTTCTTCAACCGGTGTCACCAGGACGAGGCCCAGAAGCTCGGCGGCACCTGGCACTGGCCCGAGCGCACCGACTGACCCACGCCACAACGACACCCGAGGGAGGAGGAGAGGCAGATGACCGCAACCGGATACGTATCCACCACCGGCGACACCCGCAAAGTCGACATCGCAGGCGACACCATGACCGGCGAACTCGTCCTCCCCGACTCCACCCCAGACGCAGCCCTCAACGCCGCCTCCAAAGGCTACGTCGACACCGAACTCGCCGCCCTATCCGCACTCACCCAGACGAAGGTGAAGACCGCAGACGAACCACGCCAGTCGACCACCACCGTGTCCGACGACCTGCACCTATTCGCATCCCTCGAAGCCGACTCGGTCTACCAGTTCACCGCGGCCCTCCTGTTCGACGGCCCCGAAGCCGCCGACGCAACAATCAGCTTCACCGCCCCATCCGGCGCCACAGGCGGATGGGCCCCCGTAGCCGGCACCCTCGGCACCACCACCCCCGACGGGGCAGCACAGCTGAAGATGGCCGCCCGCCAGTTCGGCGCCGAAGTCGACGTAGGCGTCATGGCCTCCTCCGCGACGCTGGCCGGGCTGATGGTGCTGCCCCACGGCACCGTCACCACCAGCACCACACCCGGCCTGCTACAGCTTCAGTGGGCTCAAGCGTCCAGCAACATCACCGCGGTGAATCTGAAAGCCGGGTCGACGCTGGAAGTGGTGAAGGTGTCGGGGTCCGGGCCGTCCGCGTCGGGCATCAACTTGGAATTCCCCCGCAACTACCCTTCCGATCAGGGGCTGCTGGCGTGGACGTATGACCCGGACATGGCTGGGCACGTCACTGCGCAGTCCGCTGCGGGCGTGGGCGGGCGGGTCACCCTCACGAAGGTGATCCTCCGCAAGACGATCACCTGGTCAAGCGTGTGGTTTGGGCTGTCCGGTCTCGACGCCGGAGCCACACTGAGCGACTGCTACCTCGGCGTGTACGACGCGGCAGGCGACCGCGTCGCCGTCACGGCGGACATATCCGCCGACCTGATGACCGGCGCCATCGCCAAAGCCGTAGACCTCGCTGCCCCGTTCACCGCCGCACCTGGCGACTACTTCATCGCGATGCTCCTCAACGGAACGTGGACCACCAACGCCTTGCACTTCAAAGCGTCCGGTGCGGGCATCAGCGTGAACGCCAACCTGACCGCACCGAGCCTGCGCTACTCCAACATGCTCACCAGCCAAACGTCGCTGCCGGCCACCCTCGACCTGACGCAGCAGTCCACGTCCATCATCAACACCGGCTGGGCCTCCCAGTGGTACGGGATCAGTTGAGGAGGCTGGCATGAGTGAAGTGATCGCAGGCCAGACTGTTGCCCTCCTCGCACAGTTCTACGACTTCGAGGGCGGCAGCCTCACCGACCTTGATGCCACCCCCACGATCGGTATCGTCTCCATCGCCAGCGGGGCGACCGCGCTCGCCGCCACCACGACCGGCGTGACGCACCCGGGCACCGGCTCGTACGGCTACGCGTGGACACCCTCCAGCAGCCTCACCCCGGGCTCCTACCTCGCCACCTGGTCCGGCCTGTCCTCCGGGGATGCGGTCACGGCGGCGGAGACGGTCACGGTCGTCGCGCCGGCCACTGCGGACGCCACCAACACCAGCCCGGACGGTGTGTGGTATGCGACCCGTGAGGAGATCAAAGCCGAGCTTGATGTGAAGGAGACGGCCCGCTCCAACGCGAGGGTCGACCGCGCCATTGAGGCTGCCTCCCGTGCGGTCGAAGGCTTGTGCCATCGCACGTTTTATCCTGTGCAGGCCACCCGCTATTTCGACTGGCCCAACGCGCAGTACGCCCGCTCGTGGCGGCTGTGGCTGGACGCGAACGAAGTCATCTCCGTTACCACCCTCGCCTCCGGCGGCACGACGATCGCGAGCGGCGACTACTTTCTGGAGCCCAACCAGTACGGGCCGCCCTACAACCGCGTCGAAATCGACCTCGACGGTCCGGCGGCGTTCGGTGGCGGCGACACCCACCAACGCGACATTCAGATCACCGGCCTTTTCGGCTACCGCAACGACGAAGCCGCCCTCGGCTCTACGACTGAGGCCCTCGACGACAGCGAGACCGGCGTCGATGTCGACGGCGCCACCTCCGCCGTTGTTGGTGTCGGCTCCCTGCTGCGCATCGACAGCGAACGCGTCATCGTCACCGCCCGCGCGCAGCTCGACACCGGACAAAACTTGGGCGGCAACCTCACCGCCGTCAACAGCAACGTCGCCGTGTCCGTGTCGGACGGCACCGAATACGCGGTCGACGAGGTCATCCTCATCGACTCCGAGAAGATGCGCATCGACGAAATCGCAGGCAACACGCTGACTGTGACCCGCGCGTGGGACGGCACCACCCTCGCCGCCCACACATCGGGTGCGGACATCTACGCCCCCCGCACCCTCACCGTGCAGCGTGGCGTGCTCGGCACCACCGCGGCCGCGCACTCCACGAGCGCGACCGTGTACCGGTGGGATGCGCCGGGCACGGTCCGGCAACTGTGTGTCGCTGAGGCGCTCGTCGACCTGTTGCAGGGCCGGTCCGGGTATGCGCGGACTGCCGGATCCGGTGACGGCGAGCGTGAGGTGTCCGGCCGCGGGCTGAAGGACCTGCGGCAGCGCGTGTACGTCTCCCACGGCCGCAAGGCACGAACGAGGGCGGTCTGACATGCCTGGTTTCGATATCCGTGTGAACGTCAACTCCCGCGGCCCCATGTTCGACGGGCGTGCCCAGCGTGCTTTGCGGGACTACACAGACCAGATCGACTACCGGGTAGCGACCGAGGCCGAAAACCTGGTCCTCGCCCACCTCGGCCGGTCGATCAAAGTACGCACCCCGTACTACGAGACCCGGGTGGGTGTGGAGCGGTCCTCGCGCGGCGGCTACGAGGTCACCGACCGCGGCGTCATCTACGGGCACTGGCTCGAAGGGGACGGCTCCCGCAACTATCCGGTCACCCGGTTCCGCGGCTACCGGGCGTTCTCCCGCGCCCGCGCCCTCATCCAGCAGCGCGCCCCGGGGATCGCACGCCGTCTCCTCTCCCGCTATACGAGGAGAATGTGATGGCCCTCGACATCAGCACCCCCCGCGATGTGCTCACCTCCCACGCCCAAGCCCTCGGCATTTTCGGACAGGTCCTCAAGCACGAGCCGCTGTCCTCACCCGGCAGCGGACTCACCTATGCGGTATGGGGCGGCGACATCGACCCGCTACCGGCCGCGTCCGGGCTCGCGTCGACGAGCGTCCGCGTCATCTTCAACGGCCGCATCTACCTGCCCGCAGACACCGATCCGATAGACGGAGTCGACGTCCAGCTGACGGACGCGGCCACCGACTTGATGAGCACGTACACGGGCGACTTCACGCTCGACGGCAGCGTCCGCAACATCGATTTGCTCGGCGAATTCGGAGAACGCATGCGCGCCCGCCTCGGCTACCTCGACATCGGGTCCACGACCTACCGGATCGCGACCCTCGCGATTCCGGCGATCTTCTCCAACGCGTGGGGACAGGTGGCGTGAATGACGATCAGTAACGGTCTCGGGCAGGCCTTCTACTACGGCGGCTACGACCTGTCCGGCGACACCGGCTCCGCCGACGACATCGGTGGCGGGCTGGTCGGCACCCAGGACACCACCCCCATCAACATGTCCGCCTACCGGCGCAAAGGTCTCCTCCGCGACGGTCGGGTCTCCTGGGGATCGTTCTTCAACAAGGCCACCGGCCAGGCGCATGAACGCCTCGGCGCGCTGCCGACCGCGGACCGGCACCTGATGTGGGCGACCGGCGCGGCGATCGGTGACCCGGCGGCCTGCCTCGTCGGCAAGCAGATCAACTACGACTTCACACGCCCCCAGGACGGCAGCCTGACGATCGCAGTCAACGCGCAGGGCAACGTGTTCGGCCTGGAATGGTGCGACCTCCTCACCGCGCAGCAGCGCACCGACACCAGCGCCACCAACGGCACCGCCGCCATCTTCGGCTACGACGGCGAGGACTTCCTGTTCCTGTCCGGGACGTCCGGCGACTACGCCTCCACCCCCGACGCGGCCAGTCTGGACATCGTCGGCGACATCGACCTGCGAGTGCGGGTCGCGTTGGACGACTGGACGCCGGCGGCTGAGTCGACGCTGATCGCGAAGTACACGGCCACCTCGGATGAGCGGTCGTATGCGCTGGCGGTGACGACGGGCGGGAACCTGCTCCTGCGGTGGACCGAAGACGGGTCGACGGAGCTGACGGAAACCTCGTCGGCCGCGACCGGGTTCACGGATGGGACGACGCACTGGGTGCGGGCGACGCTCGATGTGGATGACGGGGCGTCGGATGCGCAGGCCACGTTCTACACCTCGGATGACGGGGTGACGTGGACGCAGTTGGGTGCGGTGCAGGCGGTCGGTGCGACCACGAGTATCTACGCCTCCACGGCGGTGCTGGAGCTCGGCTCGCAGTCGGCGGGCACTGTCAATGTGTCGGCGGGAAAAATCTTTCAGGCTGCGGTGCTGTCGGGGATCGCAGGGTCGTCGGTGGCGGCGCCGGTCGCTTCGGTGGCGGATGACGATGTCACGGATGCGACGCCACTCACGTGGACGGTGCAGGGTGATGCGTTCGTGTCGTCGCACACGGTGCACGGGTTGCAGGCGTACTTGCAGGTGTTCTCGTTCGCGGGAACCGATGTGACGGTGAAGTTGCAGCACTCGCATGACAACGGTGGTGAGGACGCGTTCGCGGACATCACCGGGGGCGGGTTCACGCAGATCGTGTCGGGGCCGACGGTGGAGCGGATTGCTGTGGCTGCGGGTACGGAGGTCCGCCGGTATGTGCGGGCGGTGACGGTGACGACGGGCGGCTTCACGTCGCTGGTGTTCGCGGTGGCTGTGAACGTCAACATCACGGCGACAACGTTCTAGGGGGTGATGGGTGATGGGTGAGCCGTTTCGGCCGAGTGATCCGCGGATGCCGGTGGAGTCCTACCGGACGTGGAGTGTGCAGTCGCGTCCGGACAAGCGGGTGAAGTCGGTGTGCGAGAAGGTCGGCTGCCCGCAGTGGCGCAGCGGCTGGGAGTCCGTCATCGACGAGTCCACGCCGTTGGGTAAGGCGCAGGCGGCGTTCATCCGCGGGTCGAGGCGGACCTTCAAGGAGCAGCGGACCGCGGCCGGGCTGACGGTGTTCCGCTTCGAGTCGGGGCAGCGGTGCTTCGCCGATCACCAGACGATGCCGGAGCTGTACCTAGTTCGGGGTGGCGACTACCGGGCGAAGGTCGGGCAGGTGCGGGTGCACAAGCGGGCGTCGGACTGGGTGGAGCACGTGCAGCAGCACATGGGGCAGCTCCTCGACGAGCGGAACAAGGGCTGACGCCCACCGGCGTCATAAATAGGGAGGTAAACGGACATGGCGATTGAAAACGGACTCGGGTGGACGACGCTCGAAGTGGACGATTCGGACACAACGGCACGAGACATCCGCAGTTCCACATTCAACCTCGACTGGACAATGCCCCGAGGCGTATGGGACATCACCGCGATCTCGCAGTCCGCGATGGCCCGCAATCTCCTCCTCGCGGACTACTCCGGAACCATGGCGGGCGGCTTCGACGACGGCGACAACCTCGCACACGCCGTATTCCGCACCGTCTCCTCCACATCGGTGGAACGCGAGATGACGATCGTCATCTCCGGCCAGACGCTGGCGAACACGGTCATCCTCACCGACTACGCGATGACCAGGGCGCAGTCCGGCGAGTTCACTTGGAGCGTCCCCTTCCAGCTTTCGGACGGCGCAGTCCCGACCTGGGCCTGACCTGCAACAACACACGATTGGAGGTGCGGCCGTGGGATTCCGCGAGCAGCCCAACACCATCACCCTCACCTTCGAGCCCGGCGACGAACTCCACGGCCTCGAAGTCACCCTGCAAGGTCTCACCATCGGCGAGTTCTTCGCCTTCACCGGCATGGACGGCAGCGAAGGCGACAACGGAGTCAAGACCGTGGAGCGCTTTCACAACTCGCTGATCTCCTGGAACCTCGAAGACACCGACGGCCAGCCCATCCCCGTCAGCGAGTCCCGCAACCGCCCCCACCGGCTGATCCTCGGACTCAACAGCGCCTACGTCGAAGCGCTGACGGGGGTACCCAAGTCCGACCCTTTGCCCGAGAGCTCCACCTCTGGCGAACCCTCCCAGGCGCCCGTAATTCCGATGGCTCCCTTGTCGGAGAGCCAGGCCAGCTAGCCCACGCCCGCCACATCCTCGGCCTCCTGCGGCAGTTCCCGAACTACACCTACACCTCGCTCATGCAGGAAGACGCCCGCTTCCTGCGCCTGCTCGCTGTTGAAGCCCTCGGCACACCCGACGAACCCGACCCCGACCCGGAGGGAGGCGACACATGGCTGAAGACGCTGTAGACATTCACGTCCGGGCTACCAGCGCGCAGGCGCAGCGGGCGTTCCGTGACCTCAAGGACCAGGTCGCCGGGCTGAAGGGCGCGCTGGTGCCGCTCGCGTCGGCGGCGGTTCCGGTGGCGGCGTCGATGGGCGCGGTAGCCGTGAAGGCCGGCGGGGCAACCCTGGCGGTGTCGGCGTTCGGTGCTGCGGTGGCCGGGCAGGTGTCGCATCTGTCGGAAGCATCCGAGGCGCAGAAGAAGTATCAAGAAGCGGTCGTCAAGTCCGGGCGCGGTTCGAAGGAGGCGGCCGAGGCGCAGCGGGCGATACAGGCCACCCTCGCAGCGATGCCCGCCTCCACAGCCCGGGCCGCGGTCGGCCTGCAAACCCTTAAGGACGGCTTCCAGGACTGGTCGGACTCCATAGCCGACTTCACCATGACGCCAGTGGAGAAGTCGTTCACCTTGCTCGGGCAGCTCATACCGGAGCTCACACCGATGGCACGGGGTGCGTCCGAGCAACTGGACCGGCTGGTTACGGTGGCCGGCGGAGCGATGGCCTCCCCGGGCTTCGACGCGTTCTCCGACCGGCTGTCGACGTTCGCGAACAGCGCGTTGAAGGACGCGGTCGACGGGGTCATCAGCTTCTCGGCGGCCCTCGCATCTGGTGACGCGACCGGCCCGGTCAAAGCGTTCATGGAGTATGCCGCGGCGAACGGACCTGCGGTGCGGGAAACCCTGGCCACGATGGGGAACGCGGTGTCCACGCTCGCGGAGGCGGCTGCGGATGCCGGGCCGGGCATGCTCACCCTGGTGAATGCGGCGGCCGGGCTGGTGGCTGCGCTGCCGCCGGAGCTGGTGACGATCCTGATGCAGACTGCGGTCGGCCTGAAGCTCGTCACTCTGGCGGGTGCGGGCGCGGCTGCTGCGTCGACGGCGGTTGCTGCTCTGGGGACTCGGATCGGTGTGATGCGGGGTGCGGCGGTCGCGGCGGGCGGCGGTCTGCTGGGGCTGAGGGCGGCGTTCTTGTCGTTGGGGACTGCGGCGAAAGCGTCTGTGGTCGTCGGCGGTATCGCGCTGGTTGCGGTGGCCTTGAACGAGATTTCACAGATCGGGAAGGAAGCGCCCCCGAACGTCGAACGGATGACGACGTCGCTGGGCAGGCTGGCGCAGTCCGGGAAGCTCAGCGGTGAGGCGGCGCGGGTCTTCGGTGAGGACTACGAGAAGCTCGGCGAGTCGCTGCGCACGTTGTCTCGGCCGTCGAATCTGGACAAGACGCAGCAGTTTTTGACGTCGTTGGTCGGCATGGATTCGACGCCGGTCAAGGATGCGAAGGAGGACTTCAACGCGCTCGACGAGTCCCTGACCGACTTGGTGAAGGGCGGCAAGGCCGAGCTGGCGACGGCCGCGCTTGAGCTGTCGATCAAGAGTCTGAAGGAGCAGGGCTTCACTGCGGGCGAGGTGAAGGGGCAGCTCGACGACTATAAGGCGGCGCTCGCGGACCAGGCGTTCGAGCAGGAGCTTGCCGCGCAGTCGATGGGCATTTTCGGGCAGGCGGCGCAGGAGACGTCGGCGAAGTTGGGTGCGCAGAAGGAGTCCGCGGACGGTTTGCGGGCGTCCATCCTGGCGTTGAACGATGTGAACCGCAGTGCGTACGACGCGCAGATCGGGTTCGAGCAGTCGTTGGACGACCTGACCGCGAGCTTCAAGGAGCACGGCGCCACCCTCGACCTCGACACTGAGGCAGGTCGGGCGAACGGGATGGCCATGTCGTCGGTAGCGAAGGCTCACGACGAGATGATCGCTTCCGGTCTGGCGGCGGGCGATTCGCTGGGGTCGATGACGAAGGAGTCGGACGAGCTTCGCGAGACGATGATGCGGCTCGCGACGGATGGCTTCAAGGGCAACACGGAGAAGGCCCGCGAGTACGTCAACGAGCTGCTCGGGGTGCCAGGCGATATCGAAACCCTGGTGAAGCTGGAGCGCGAGGAAGCCATCACCGGACTGAAGGACGTCCAGGCGGAGATCGACAAGACGCCGGGCAAGAAGTCCGTCACGGTCGACACGCTCAACGGGGCTGCGATCGCAGCGCTGGAGAAGGTCGGGCTGAAGACCGAGCAACTACCCGACGGCAAAACCATGGTGTACACGGCGAACGGCAAGGCGCTCGGGAGTATCGGCGCAGTGTTCACGGCACTGAGCAACCTCAACGGGAAGACCGCCAACACGTACACCACCAACAACGTCAAGACGGTCTACAGCGAACTGAGCGTCCCCCGCAGATTCGGCGAAATCCCAGAAGCGGACGGTGGGGTGCTGGAGTTCTACGCGAACGGCGGCACCCGCGAGCAGCACGTCGCGCAGATGGCTCCGGCCGGAACGATGCGGGTGTGGGCGGAACCGGAGACCGGTGGCGAGGCCTACATTCCCCTCGCTCTGTCGAAGCGTGACCGGTCGGTCGCCGTGCTGGAGGAGACTGCGGACCGGTTCGGGTACGGGCTGGAAAAGTTTGCCCGCGGCGGTGTCACCAAGAAGGAGCGCGAGGCCCGCAAGCAAGCGCGCGGTGAGCTGACCATCTCCCACTTCGGCCAGATGGCCGGGTTCAAAAACCCGGAGATCCGCAACCAGATCGGCGACCCCGACGGCGTCATGGACCTCGTCAAGTCGCTGAACAAATGGCGCTCCGTGATCAAAAAAACGACACACGGTGCTGAGGAATCGCGCCTGCTGCGCTGGCTCAACAACACCGGCAAAGCGCTGATCGGGCAGGAGAAGAAACTCCTCAAGGTCAACAAGGCCCTCGACAAAGCCACAAGCAAACTCGACACGCTGAAAGACTCCGCATCCCGACTGTCCGGGTCGGTGAAGTCGGGGATCCTGTCCGGCGCGAACATCACCAAGGCCGCGGGTGCGGAAGACTCCCAGGTCACCATCAACACCCTGTTGTCGCAGATGCAGGGCTCTGCGGCGAGCAGTAAGCAGTTCTCGTCGATGCTCACCGGCCTGAAGAAGAAGGGCCTGTCCGGTGGCCTGATCGCGCAGATCGGCGAGGCGGGTATCGAGGGCGGCGGCATGGAGACCGCGGCCGCGATCCTCGGCGGCGGCACGGCGGAGGTCAAGAAGCTCAACGACTTGCAGAAGCAGATCACATCGGCTGCCGGGACGGCGGGCAAGGTCACCGCGGATGCCATGTACGGGGCCGGGATCAAGGCCGCGGAGGGCCTGGTGAAGGGCTTGACGTCGCAGCAGAAGGTGATCGAAGCGGGGATGATGCGCATCGCCAAGAGCATGGAGAAGGGCATCAAGAAGGCGCTCGGCATCAGGAGCCCAGCCAAGGTGATGGAGCCGGTTGGCGACTTCTCGTTCCAGGGCGTAGAGCAGGGCTGGATCAAGCGGATGGCGAAGGGCAACACGATGCTGTCCGGTAAGACCCCTGCGTGGGCGTCGATGCTCAACGTCCCCCGCGGCGGCGGGCCGCGCCCCGGCGCTACGGCCGGCGCGGCCGCCTCATCAGGCTGGGGTGACCGCCCCCTGGCCATCACCTTGCAGATCGGCAACGGCCAGCTCGGCGAGGTCATCATCGACCCCGTCCGTAAAGCCGTATCCACCCGCGGCGGCCTGCGGGCGACGTTCGGGGGGCTGGACTGATGGCGTTCCCCGAGACGATCCTCCCCATCCAGGTCGACATCAGCCTCGACGGCTCGACATGGACAGACATCACCTCCGACGTACGCCGCGAACAGCAGATCCGCATCACCCGCGGACGCTCCGACTGGGGCCAGCAAGTCGACTTCGGCCGCTGCTCCTTCGCCCTGTCCAACACCGACGGCACCTACAGCCCCCGCAACCCGGAGGGCATCTACTACGAGCAGATCGGCCGCAACACCCCAGTCAGGGTGTCAGTCGAATCAGGGTCGGTCGCAGCCGTCCTCCCCGGAGCCCCCGGCGATTTCATATCCACCCCCGACGACGCATCCCTGGACATCACCGGCGACATCGACATCCGCTTCGACGCGACACTCGCGAACTGGGTGTTCGGCGACTCCACCTCCACCCGTACAGAACTCATCGGGAAAGCCGCGGCGGGGCAAAGATCGTGGTCGCTGTACATCTACCAGGGCACCATCCTCCTGGAGTGGACCACCGACGGCTCAACCCCGCTGACCGTCGCAAGCACACAAACCATCCCCGTCCCAGCGTCCGGCCGCCTCGCCGTCAGAGCCACGCTCGATGTCGACGACGGCGCGTCCGGGCGGGTCGCCAGGTTCTACACCTCGGACTCGATCGACGGCGTATGGGTACAGCTGGGCACCACAGTGTCGACGGCGGGGACAACATCGATCTTCTCAGGCACAGCGTCACTGCGCGTGGGTGAGGCGACAAGTGTCCTGTGGTCCGAAGGGATCGGCTACGTCCATGCCGCCGAGGTGCGGTCCGGGATCGGCGCTTCCGGCACAGTCGTAGCCGACCCGGACTTCAGCGCCCAGACCTCGGGCGCGACGAGCTTCGTCGACGACGCGGGACGCACGTGGACCACCGCCGGCAACACCGAAATATCGAACCGGAAGATCCGCTTCGTCGGTGAGATTTCCTCATGGACTCCCCGCTGGGAAACCGGCGGCTTCGACGTGGTCACCGAAGTTGAAGCCTCCGGCCTGCTACGGAGACTGGGACAGGGATCCATCCCCATCAAGTCGCCGGTGTACAGGGAGTTCACCAACCCCGCACGGTCGAACATCATTGGGTACTGGCCCATGGAGGACGAGGAAACTTCCACCGCGCTGGCGTCGGCGATCTCCGGGCATCCCGCCTTCGCCATCACCGGGACAGTGACCCCGGCCGCCTACAGCGACTGGACGGCGTCCGCTGCTCTGCCCACCATCGGTACGGGATCGCTTCGTGTCAGCATGCCGTCGTACACGGCGACGAGCGAGATGAACATGCGGTTCTTCGCCGAAGTCCCCGCAGCCGGTGTGGTCTCCACGCAGCGCCTCATCAGCTTCACCACAACGGGCACAGCCCGCACCTGGTCGCTGTACGTCTCCACGACGGGCGGCCTGGAGCTGGAAGCCTATGACGCGGACGGCGCCACCGTGCTGAACCCGGGGTCTACCGCGTTCGGGGTGAACGGGCTGCGGCAGTCCATCGGTATCGAGCTCACTCAGGATGGCGCCGATGTCGACTGGACCGTTTTCGTCATGGACATCGACGACACGGTTCTGGGCGCGGCCGTCGCCGCGACAGCGACCGGGACTCTCGCCGGCTACACCTTCGGCCGCATCACACAGATCCGTCTCGGTGAAGACGGCGCGATGAACAGCACAGCTGTCGGGCACCTCGCGGTGGCGGACGCCATCAGCGCCTTCGCCAACACGACCGGCGCGCTCATCGGCTGGGACGGCGAGATCGCCGCAAGCCGTGTTCACCGGCTCGGCGAGGAGGAGGATTTCCACTCCTACGCCACCCGCATCGGTGACGAGCAGATGGGGGTGCAGAGCCGCTCCACCATCCTGGATTTGCTCCGCCAGGCCGAGGCGGTCGACGAGGGCATCCTGTGCGAGCAGCGGGATCTTCTGGGCTTGCGGCTGGTGCAGCGGCGCTCCCTGTACGACCAGACACCCAGCCTCATACTGGACTACACGGGCTCGGACGGCCTGGTCACACCGCTGGACCCCGTAGAGGACGATCAGGGCCTGGCCAACGACGTCACCGTGCAACGCTCCGGCGGTAGCTCGGCGCGCGTGTCCCTGGACGAGGGCATCTTGTCGACGCAGGCCCCACCGGACGGCGTCGGCCTATACGACGTATCGCACACACTCAGCCTGTACGACGACGACCAGCCCGCCTTCCACGCGGGATGGCGCCTGCACCTGGGCACCCAGGACGAACTGCGGGTCCCTGTGGTGTCGGTGAATCTGGCCGCCGCACCAGCATCCATCGACGACGCGGCGAGCGTCGACATCGGCTCCCGCATCCAGATCACGAACCCGCCGGTATGGATGCCGCCAGACACTGTCGACCTGATGGTGCAGGGCTACTCGGAGGTGCTGGCGAACAAAGAATGGTCGATCGCCTTCAACTGCTCCCCGTATGCGCCGTGGGATGTGGCGCAAGCCGGCGGCGGGTCCACCGTCTCCACCGGGCACGAGTTTTCGTGGGCGGACACCGATGGCTCGGAGTTGGCTGAGGCGTTGACGACGACGGAGACAGACGTCGATCTGCTCACCACGTCCGGGCCCGGGTGGACCGACGACGTGGAGAACAGTCCGTACGACCTGCGGGTGGGCGGGGAGGTCATGACGGTCACCGCCCCCGGATCGCTCCTCAACTCGAATCCGTTCTTCGACAGCGACACCACCGACTGGACGGGGCAGAACGCCACCATCTCCCGGGTGACGACCGCCAACCGCGTCCACCCGCACCCGCGTGCCGTCGCTTCCCTCTTCATCGCCCCCAACGGCTCCAGCGCATCGGGCGGCGCCACCTGCACCCTGACCTCCTCGGGCACCATCACACCCGGCGCACAGTACGCCGCGTCACTGTGGGCGTACACCTCCGGCGGCTGGTCCGACCTGCGTCCGGCCATCGACTGGTACACCTCCGGCGGTTCGTTCATCAGCTCTGGCCTGGGCAGTGGTTCCGCTGTCGGGGAGGCGCAGTGGACGTATCTGGAGCAGACGCTGACAGCTCCGGCGACTGCGTCACGGGCGGTGATGCGTGCCCGCCATGGCGGTACTCCCTCGGTGTCGGACACCTGGTATGTGTGGGGTGCCCGGATTACCCGGGTCAAGGCCAGTGCCGTTTACGAGGATTTCGGCCGGACTGAGACGGACACTTGGGGGACTGCTGAGTCGGGGCAGGCGTGGACCAACTCGGGCGGGGTGGCGGCCGACTATGACATCGGCGGCAGCTACGGCACCCACACGCATCCCAGTACGCTCGTCTCGCACATTTCCCGGATCGCGTCGCCGAGCGCGGACACGGACTTGTACTGCGACATTGCCACGGCTGTGCTGACTACCGGGTCGGCGGTGGTTGGTGGGCCTGTCAGTAGGTGTACCGGAAATGACAACTTTTACACGACGCGGATTTCTTTCAATCCTTCCGGGACGATCGCGATGGTTTTGCAAAAGCGAGTGTCGTCATCGGACACTACTTTGGCGAGCTATACCGCACCTTTCACGCATGCGGCGGCCACGTTTTACCGGGTGCGGCTTCAGGTGATTGGGACATCGATCAAGTCAAAGTTTTGGCTGGCCAGCGAACTGGAGCCGGGCCACTGGCATATGGAGGCGACGGACAGCAGTCTCACGGACGCCGACAATATCGGTGTGCGGAGTTTCAGGGAGTCGGCCAATACCAACGCGAACGCCGAAATCCGCTGGGACAACATCAACTTGGTCAACCCGCAAACGTTCACTGTCATCCGCAGTCAGAACGGTGTGGTGAAAACCCACACGGCGGGTACTGATGTTCGTCTTGCCTATCCGGCGTACGCCGCTCTCTGAGGAGGAACGATGGCTTTCGTGCCGTGGACGGCAGGGTCGCTTATCACCGCCGCGAAGCTGGCTGCGATGACCCCGCTCTGGTCGGCGTGGACACCTACCTGGACCGCAGTCTCTGGGAGCCCCGCGTACGGCAACGCAACGGTGGACTGCAAGTACGCACAGTCCGCCGACACCGTGTTCTTCGAAATGGAGATCACATTCGGGTCGACGACGACCTATGGAGACGCCCTCAACACAGCGAACTGGAGTTTCTCTCTACCCGTGACGGCATCAGAAACCCAACTCATAGCTGGCATGGGGGAGATCCAGGATGGTACGGCTGTCGAGCGTTGGCCGGTGCGCGCCCGCGTCGCTACAACAACGACGTTCCAGGTGGAACTGTCGGGCCGGAACTACAACGACACCGCGAATGCGAACAACGGAATCGTGGATGCCGTGACACCGATGACGTGGGCATCGACGGACCGGATTCTGCTGCACGGCCACTACCAGGCAGCCTGAGGAGGCTCCCCTTGACTGTCTACGTCTGCTCGCTCATCCTCAGCGAGCCACATAGCATCCCGAACGACGGCGGTTACCACATCGTCCGGTTCCCTTACGACGTCACGGGCGAGTCCTACGACGCCCACGGCATGCATCAGCAGACGCAGCCCGACGGCTACCAGGTCGTCAACTGGCAGGCCGATGACCGCTCTGGGCTGATCTGGCCTGCGGTGAGCGGGTGGGGCGTGCTGACCGCGAACATCCACTGGGAGTCGGGGAACTACAGCGAGTTGCGGGACCGGTTCGTGCGGGACCCGCTCGGCTTGTCGACGGGCTACGACTCGACCGCCACCGATCACCGGCCACCGTCGCCCGGCATGCAGTGCTTCACCAAGCAGCACCAGATGTTCGTGCACCCGGGCACCCCGGTGTCGCTGCTGGTTGCCCAGAACGCCAGCACCGCCCGGAAGGTCAAGCACGCGCAGTTCAAGCTCGCGATCCACCCCACACAAGGGGGGGCCTAACCCATGGCCGCACCCCCGAGCGCGCACGCGTTCGCCCGACTCCTCCGCGATGAGGGCCTGGTCGTCGTCGAGGTCGGCAACTGGGAGACCCACAACCGCAACCACATGGGCCCATGGGGCCCGGTCAACGGCGTGATGATCCACCACACGGTGACCTCGGGCACGGACCGCACAGTGCAGCTCTGCCGGGTCGGGCATTCCACGCTGCCGGGCCCGCTGTGTCATGGGGTGATCGCGAAGGACGGGCGCGTGCACCTGATCGGCTACGGGCGGGCAAACCACGCCGGACTGGGCGACCCGGACGTCCTCGCCGCAGTCATCGCCGAGCGCGCGCTGCCGGCGGACAACGAGGCCACCACGGACGGCAACCGGCACTTCTACGGCTTCGAGTGCGAGAACCTCGGCGACGGCAAAGACCCCTGGCCCGCCGCTCAACTCCTCGCGATCGAGAAGGTGGCTGCGGCGCTCTGCCGGTATCACGGCTGGGGCGCCGGGTCGGTGATCGGGCATCTGGAGTGGCAGCCCGGGAAGGTCGACCCGCGCGGCTTCAGCATGCAGACGATGCGCGGCCGGATCGCGGCGCGCTTGGACGGTAACCAGCCCATCGAGGAGGACGGCATGCAGCTCAGTGATCAGGTGGTTCTCGGCGCTTGGGTGAAGGAGCGTTGGCCCGACGACAAGGGCCTCGCCGACGGGAAGATCGCCGTCAACACTGCGCTGGGCTCCGGTTATGCGCATGCACGGACGGCATCCACGCTCGCCCGGGTGGCAGCCAACAACAGCGAGAAGATCTTGGCGCAGCTCGCCGCGCAGGGGTCGGTCGCACTGACGGACGCGCAGCTGGCCGTACTCGCCGACAGGGTGGCCGCGCATCCGGCGCTGGCTGAGCAGATCGCGGAGCGGGTGGCCGCGAAGCTCGCCGAAAGGCTCGCCGAGTGACCGCCGTGGACGCGGCAGGCGCCGTGTACCGCGAGCGGGCGCACCTCGTGGCGCACCTCGCTGCGGTCTACCCCTCGGCCATCGGCTACACCGACCCGAACGAGCCGGACTGGGCGGTCGTCACCGTCAGCCTGCCGACCGGCCAGGCGTGCTGGCATGTTGCTCCGACGGACATGGACCTGTTCGGGTCCGTCCACGCGAGCAGCGCGGCGCTGTGGGACGGCCACAGCACGGAAGAGAAGTACGCGCGGCTTGACGCGCACACCCGCGCACTCGCGCAGAAGGAGAGCTGACCATGACCGTGAACCTCGACCAGGCATATTGGCTTGGCCTGCTCGTCTCCGTGATCCTGCCCGTCCTCGTCGGCCTCGTCACCACCCGTGTGACGCGCGCGGGCGTGAAGGCGGTACTGCTGCTCGCCCTGTCCGGCGTGAACGGCTTCGTGGTGGAGCACGTCGCGGGCGGCCCCGGCTACGACGTGGGCACGGCCGCCGTCCTCGCCCTGGTGGCGTTCGCGACGGGCGTCCTCGCCCACTTCGGCCTGTGGAAGCCCACTGGCGTATCGGGCAAGGCGCAGGACTCGCTCGTACGCTCGGGTTCCCACGCTGCCGCGTCCGGCCAGTAGGAGCCCTGATTGGACGCCACCACCCTCGGCGCAGTTCTCGCCTGTGTGGGCGTGCTGTCCGGGAGCGTGGTGGCGTACATCGGGAAGCGGGGCGAGAACCGCAACGCGCTCACCGACCAGCTTCAGGAAGAGCTCGCCGCGAAGCGGACTGAGCTGGCTGCTGTGCAGGCTGATGTCGTGGCGTTGCAGGTGTTGCGCCGCGACTACCTCATCAAGATCACCCAGCTAGAGATAGAGATCATTCGACTCGGAGGAACCCCCAGCCCATGACCCGGACCGAGCGCACGATCGTCCTGCACTGGCGGAGTCTCGTGACCCTGTGCGCGATCGTCACTCTGTTCGGGATCTCGTGGGCGTTGTGGCATCGCGTGGATGCGGCGGACCGCGG